TAATCTTGCTCAACTAGATTCTTAGTCGCTTTTCTTGCCATAGGAAAATGTTACCTGTCAAGTAGTATGTTATAGATCTCATCGACTCGCGTGTTGAGTCTTTTGATCTCAGACAACAGATGAGTAATTACATAGCCAGACAAGCCACCGAGTGCTGCAATGGTGGCAAGATAAAGCGTAAAGAAGTCAGACTGTGTCACTTTTTGATGCCCATAGCAGGGTCGTTAGCGTTAAGGTAACGAAGCACCGGTGGAAGAATAGAAGCGATGCCTGCTGCAATGAGAGCTTTAGGATCTGTTACTCCAGCTGCTGCCATTGAGATAACTGCTACTAGGAACGCTCTAGCCCATGAGCCTGCTGCTGTCTTTAGTTCATTCATTATTCTCCGCCTAACATAGATACTTGAAAAAAAGCCCCGTCATTATCAGCTTCTTTCTTAAAGCTGACATGGCAGTGCTTAACATGTTTGTTAGCCCCTGTGTATTTGCGCCACTTCCAGTTAAGGATCTTGGAGCAGATGTGTCCATCAAAGATGATGTAAGCAATACGCGTGTCTGCTTTTGACTTTGATAAGGCACGAAGTTGATCTGCAAGATCGCCCATAATGTCTGGCTTTGATCCCTTGAATAAGTCACGATCGATGTCGATGGCACGAACCCAGCCTTGCTCATCTGGATTATGATCAGACTTGCGAGCAGCGTGTCGGGTATCACCGATCCAACCATCCGATGTGCGGTCACGATCTGGGAAGGAGTCATCAATTTGCTCCCTTAATTGTGAAGCAGCTTTAGAAAGTCGTGGCTTCATGGAGCAACAGGAAACTCTGCTTCATCTGCTAAACCACCCTGAGCAGGTAAATCGCGCAATGCTTGGCGATAAGTTGCCCAAGCTGCTTTATCTACTGGCGCAGCAGGTAATTGAGTCCAATCAGAAACAGCAAGTTGAGCATTACGCCATAACTTAATCTGCTCCCATTTCTGATCATTTGTTGCATCTGGAAACATTGGGTTGAATTGAAACATTATGCGACCTCGTAACTTCCTGAAACAGTAAATGAATCTCCATTGCCCCAAGTAAATGGCGATGTTGATGAAAATGCAGCAGACGCTGCTCTTGATGATGTTGTGTCAATCAAATCAAGGTACATTGTTGTACCTGCTGGCAAAATGCCATTTGCCGTATAACCTGCCACGCCAGTATCGGTGCAATTTACAATGAAATAAGCAGGAGAGGCAGCAGCAACGGGCATTAAAAAGTTAGGACTTCCTGAGATTGTCGTAGTGCTTCCAAAAGTTACTTTAAGCGAAAAGAAAATAACATTTCCTGTTTGTGCATAACGAGCAGAAATTGTGCCATTTCCTATGCTTACATTATTGATCGTTGGCGACCAAGTAATCCAAGCACCTGAAGCCCACTTTAAACCTGTTGCGGTGGTTGTATCCACTTGAAGCACTTGATTTTGTGTGCCTGTTGCTAGGCGCGCAGGGGTGTCATTTGCCGTAGCAGTAATAATGTCACCTTTTGCGTCCACGATTGAGTTCTGAATTGCGTTTGAGTCATCCTGTGCAACCCATGTAAAGTCCATGTCTGTGTTAGATGCTTTTGATAGCACCTGACCAGTAGTGCCACCTCGAAGATCTGTCATCGATGTATCAATAGCATCAACAGCAGTACGGATGGCTAGTGCGCCATTTTTTACGAGATCTGTGTTATCTGGTTCTGGCCAGTTAAACGATGGGCTAGTTGCCATTTAGTTGAGTGCTCCTGTCGCGTTATTCCATATAAGTGTACCATTTGTCGTAGCCCATGTTATTGTGCTAGGAATTACTGTTTCCCATTGTGTCGTTGATAATGAGAATTCTGTGGCTGTGATGTAAAGAGTCATATCCACATAATTAGGGGTAGCATTAACTGCCACGTTTTCCACAAAGCCTTCAAAAGTACCGCCCAAAAGGTTGCTAGGCAGATTATTGATAAGCACAGGCATACCGAAGAAAACTCCAATAAGGCTGTTAAGCATTGCACTAGGCATGTCTGGATTGTCCAGACGGAAGGTAATAGCCCCTAGTGAGCCTTTAGGTGTAGATCTTAGTCTTAGCTCTCTAGTGGCAATGTCTGTAATATCTACAAGGTTTTTGATATTTGAATCGCTGGACTTTTCGAATAGACCATAAGAAGCTATGGAGTCTGCATTAGATGTGCTGTATGTAGATCCGTAGCCTGTGGCATACCGGTAGATCAAGCTGTTACGGAGACGAGCTATCTGTGTCTGAGATGTGATAGATCTAGGTGAAGCAAAAGATCCGTCCAGATATGTGTAGCCATTAGCTGCAAGGTAATTAGATCGATTGTCCGCATCAGCATAATTGACATTGCCGTAACGATCTTCCCAGATTTGACCTAATGCGCTAGTGGCTATTTGATCTACTAAAGTTTGAGATTTAGCCGTTGCATTAGCTGCTAGAGCGATCATGGTATAGAAGCCTGAGTCCACTGTACCGAGATAGGATTCTGCTTCATTCCAAGTTACATCTGCTGGGTATGTGTTCCACGTCACAGTTGGTGTGACTTCATTCCAGTTAAGATTTAGAGCAGATCCTAAAATAGCCGCAATCTGTGCGCCATCTAATCCTTCTGCAAGAGCTGTGTTATAGACAGTCTTGGTAAGTCTGGCAAGTGATCCAATGCCTAGAATCGTGCCTGTCGTGACATAGCCAGTATCTTCCGGAGCTCTTACTCCAATGTTAAAGTCAGAAACCTCGCCACCGAATACAGTGACATAAGTGCCTGCTGAGTTTTTAAGCTCTAGGGTAATCGGCTCTGTAACATTGATGGTAAAAGGTGAATTATCTGTGTTGACAATCTCTACTCGGCAGTAACCTGCTGTGCATTGACGATCAATGTCCAAGCGTCCAGTGGCATAGGAAACAGAAGTGACAGTGGTATAAACATCGTCACCTACAGTTACACGCCATTCTGGAAGCCATGTCATCGATCAAATGCACCAATCGTTGTCAATGTGCCACGCTGTTGAGCATCGCGCAATACTTGATCAACAGCTTCAGCAATAGCGTTAGGGTCGCCTAAACCTGATTGGATTGTAATGTTGTAGGTTGAAGATTCTTTACCTCTAAATGATTGCAAAGCTGCTGTATTGTCATACAAAGGACTTGACTGCAATGCCTGTGTTTTAGCCGCTGTGTCTATGTCTAGCAAGTCTGCGAACGCATTGGCGCGAGCAGATGCGGCATCGGCATACTCTAGGATTGCTGCAATAGATCCCTGTGCTGCCAGTTCTTTAGAAATTGGTGCAATGAAATCATTGGCTGGGATACCTGTGCCCAATGATGCGCTTGTTGGTATTCCTGCGGTACTGGCTGCGCTGGCAGAGCTGAGCATCTTTAGCAATTCTGCTAATTTAGCAATGGCAGCATTGAGGTTATCTAGGTTGATTAAATCCTTTGGCTTTAGACTGTCAAGGATTGATTTAATGTCCATCAGTTTAACATTTTGACCAGACAATGCTCCAAGGATTTTGAGGTCTGCATTAAGTTTAGCGGTTGCAGCAATAATGGCTTTCTCATCTTTAGCAGCGATAGCATCTTCTAGTTCGAGCATTGAACGCTTGACATTCAGGCGAGCAGTGTCATTGGCAATTTGTAGATTCTGAGCCGCGCTAGTTGATTTACCTAGTAATTCTGCTTGGTTTGTAAGAGCTGCTGCAATTTGAATCTTGTCAAGGTCAAAGACATTGCTACCCTTATTGAGAGCAAGATTAGCCTTATCAATGGCTAGACCTAATCTCTTATCGCGTAGGATCTTAGCCTGTGCAGCCGCTTGTTCTTTAGCCAATCGAGCTTGTTCTTGAGCTGCTTTTCTTGCAGCAGCGGCATCTGCTCTTTGTGTGTCCTGACTAGAAATAGTCATTGGAGTTGTAAAAGGCTTAGCCTGCACTCCCTTACGGAAAGACTGTTCATCTAATCTCTTGTTGAGATCGCCCATCAACCAGATCGCTCCAGCGATTGCTGTAGTCAATGGTAAGAAGGCTGCGGCTGCAACTAAGCCAAAAGCAATTAGGACAGGCTTTAGCTTCTCAAGTTTTCCAATAAGCTCGCCTGCATTGGTAAGGCTGTCTGAAATACCCTTAGCTAACTTGTCAATGTTATCTGTGGCAGTTTTTGAGCTGCCGCCACCAATTGCTGAAATGGCGTCAAATAAACCTTTACCAATTGTTTCTTTAGCATTGTTAGCAGCAATAGTGAGCTTGTCTAACTGACCTGCAAAAGTCTCAGCAGCGGCTGTTGCTTGCCCTGCGAATAGAACAGTTAGCTTCTGTTGGATTTCCTCAAATGAAGATGATGCAATATCAGCCTTTGAAAGTCCTACGCCTAAGCGACCAATAGCTTGAGTCTGACCTAAGTATGCCTTCTGCAATGACTGTGAGACCTGAGTCACACTCTTGCCTGTGCCTGCTGCAACGTCTAGCGATAAGTTAAGCAGATCTTGAGACTTACTGACTGAGCCAGTTGCACGAAGCAATCTGTCCATGGCTGGACGAAGCTCGTCATCGAGCACGCCTGTCTGTTGCTCTAAACGTGAGATGTATCCATTAACTGTGCCAATGTTTGCGCCATAAGCAAGATTAAGATTCTTGAGAGTCTGACCTAAAGATGTTGCTGCCTTGTCATCTTCTGCGAAAGCCTTGACAGAAGCACGACCAAAAGCAACGACTGCGGCTGTACCAAAAGTCCTAGTAAGAGTTTTGCCTAGATTTTGAGTGCGTCTGTTTAATTGATCTACAGCAGTATCTGCTTTTTTAAACGCTGGCTTTCCAGTAAATTGCGCGGCAATATCAATAACTACATTGCTCATGCTGACTCCCTAACGCTGCTTACTGTTGCTCGCTTATTTAACTTATCTCTAGCAGTATCAATAGCTTTGAAGATTGCTACTAATTGCTTACCTTGATCTTTTTCCCACGCACGATAAAGAAGACGTCCACGCATATCTTGACCCATCTTCTTCGAGCCATAAAGCGCACCTTGTTCAACGAATACTGCACCACGCGCATCGCTAGGTGTTCTCTTGGTTCTTTCATCGCCGCCGCCATTTAATCGTCCAGCTTTCTCGTAGATCGCTCCAGCGGCTGACATATTCTTTATTCTAAACAGAGATCTGAAACCTTTAGAATTAGGCTTGCCATAACCGGTGCGATATACAATTCCACGCTTAATAAGCGTTGCATCATAACGTGGAAATGGACGTAATCTGCCAGATGTGTTAAATGGCTGCGGCTCTTTCACAGCAACTTTATCCCAGTTGTATAGACCATTCGGTGCTTTATTAAGGACATATCCTCTAGCATCTTTTTGAATTACTTTAAGAGATGCAGTGATCTCTTTAGTCAATTCTTTAGCAAGATCCGGAGCAAACTTGTTAAGAGCCTTGCGAAGTTCGATGACGCCCTTTACTTCTGTTGGCATCTTTCATCTCCTTCGCTTCATCCTTTAGACCTTGGACTAGAGCATCTAGCATGGTCTTATCTAATTCCAATAAGTGCTGCGGCGCGATGCCCAACCGAATACTCAAACGAGCTATAAGGTAGGTGAAGGGCTGATCGCGCTTTAAGCTAAAGGGTCTGAGTCCAACACTTCCACGCTTTTTAGCGTATCAACGAACTCAATTGAAAATGGCTTCACAGTCTCACCCGATCTGCGAGTCACTTCCCAAGCTAACCAAAAGACCATGGTCTGCATTTCATCTTCACGAAACGCACGATGGAAGCCCTTTTTGTGATGTAATTCGAATGAGTATTCTACGCTAGGCGTGATCTCACCAATTAATTCACTTCCGTCTGTACGAACAATCTTTAGTTTTGCCATTTGTTGCCCCTTTGTTAGTTAGTTAGTTTATGACCAAGTACCTGTAGTAGCGTATGAAGTCTTGCTATTGCATGTGAATGTAATGTCGATCATACCTTCATCGCCTACAGCTCCGTTGATGTCTGTTAGGTTATCGACAAAGATTGTACCTGAATAGAGAAGGTTGGTCGCTGATACGTTAGCTGATGAATCCTGAATTGCTTGGAAAGCAACTGTAGATCCGAAAGCTGACTGTAGAGTAGCAAGGACTGATCCTGCTGCTGTGTCGTTCAAGAATGTGACAGTAATTGTATCTGCTGCCAATCCAGCAGTAAATTTGTGACTTGTATCACCCATAGCTGTGACCTCGATAGCGTCCACTACGCGGTTCAATGTGAAAGCAGTCACATGGTCTGAAAGATTGACTGTAGCAATCTTAAAACCAACCTTATTGTTTAGAAAAATTGCCATTGTTTATTCCTCGTCCTTCTTTGTAGTTACTGGTTTTGCTGCTGGTACTGCTGGAGTCTGACCAATCTTCTTCAAGAAGGCTAGATCCTCTGGTGTTAGCTCTGACATGTTAGCTCCAACTTGTTAGGATTGATACGGAAATCTCGCAGCTGAGTAGGTCTCCCGAAGCAGCATTGAGAACGCTAGGTGCGCTGACTGCGCCTATATTGTACGTCAGATTAGATGCAGCAAGTTTGTTAAACACTCTTACTACAAAATCTTCTATACCATTCAAATTTCCTTCGTTATCAAATAACGGCGCAACCACCATAATTTTAAACGATGCTAAAGGACTAATTGTGTTTCGTGCATTATTGCTAGGCGTAATATATGGATTGTCCGGAGAAATAATCACGCTGTTAGCTAATACAACAGATGGTGGGAAGGCGAAAACTTGGTAAAGATTATTATCGACTAGAGCAGTTGCTAAAGTCGTACGAAGTGTTGTAATCGCTGCTGTCATTATCAGCCGATCATTGATCTTGGATCAAGCGCGTGGGCAATCATGCCCCTGATCTTTGCCAGCAATTGCGCGGACATGCGATAGGGGGATGGCTGGAAATCAGCAACATTAGATCCACTGAGAGTTGCGGTTCTAGCTTGCCAGATTTCAACACTGACCATTAGGGCAGCATTAATTACAGCATCGTCAGAAGTCCAGTCTGTATAAGTTGTAGTTGATACAGTGCCATAAGGAAAAATTGGATGATAAGCCTGAGCAACAGTGTGATTTGTTGCTACGCTAATTGAATACTCATTTACTGCTGTGATGGTCTTAGTGCCATTATATGAAGCACCTGAATTAGCAATTGTTACGCTTTGTCCTACATAAAAAGTATCAAAAACAGAATCATTAAAATATAAAGTACCTGTACCTACAACATTGCTGTGAGCTACTGAAAACCATTTAGGTGTCCACAGCATTGGAAGAAGCACATCGTCTGCGGCATCGCATACGGATTGAAGGGTCGCGTCTGGATACAATGTGCCAACTCCAAGAGTGCTTCTTAGACTTGCAACTGTCGTGATTGCCATCGCGTTTCCTTTCTAAAGACTC